GGCCGGGGTCCTCACGAACACCCAATTACTAGTACAGCCCTTCCTACTCTGAAGGACAACAGATCTAACACGTAGACCTACTCAGCAAAGGTAACAGATTCATTTCTTTATCTCTGCACCTGCTACGGAGCCGCAACGATAGCCTGCTTCTGAAACTCAAGAAGCTTTAAGCCCCGTGTCTCGGGACCGGTCGTTTACGTTCTATCGATACCTCAAGCGGGTACCGTCTCCTTAGCCTTTCGGTTAACACCGTACGTGCCAGGCCTTTAACATCCGAAGGGAGCTTTGTAAGCCCACCCTAAAGTGGTTAACCCGGCACCGAGAAGTTTACTCGGTCACCTCGTTCAACGCAGGCGTTGACACCTCGGACGAATCGTCCCCCCAGAGCCCCGCGACGCCACGAATGGCAAGGGCACCATGACAGCTCTTAAACGAACTACAAGCCGCAACGGCTTCTAAACACGTCTAAGGAGCACAGTCTTCCTTTGTACCTATCGGACTCGTAATCTCTCAAGAGAGGAACGCTAGTCTGAATCGGGGTGCTACGCCCAAGACGGAAGCCATTGTAAGACAATGACTTCCACGGGGGCGAGACTCGATAACGGTACGACCTTCTTACAGCCCCGATGGAAGGGCTGTAAATCTCCCGGCTCCCTATGTGTCGCCCGTGGGCGAACATATGAGAGAGCAAGGCTCTCGTCTCATCGGGATCAGGAGAATAGTTCTTGACAATTTCAAAAGAACTGTCAATAACCGCCTTCCTGCAAGGCAGAGGTGTATAAAACCTCTTCTTCCTCATAGACATCTCACGCTTCCAAACAGCGTGAGAATCTCTATGAAGACCCAATTGAGACGGGAGAAATCCCCACGACCTGCCTATTCTAGCTTTCACGAACGCATCGCTCCACTTGGCCGAAACCGAGCAAGCGCGAGCTAAGTGAAGAGAACCCAGATAGCCAGGCAGTGCAGTACCTCTCCTAAGGTGGCGTACCTCGCGCCACCTCCCTCTCTCCCTGAGAAACACCGTCGAGTTGACCTCGACTACGTTCTCAGCCCTTATAGTCTTCTTTGTGTTCAACTCAAAGAAATCGGGATAATCACTGGAAGTGACTTCGCGAGAAGCGGAAATGACACAGTCATCGCCGTTGACTAGAAAAGTTGCGCTCTTATCAAACCTTGCGGCCCAGCGGGCAGCAATGTAAGATTGAACGCAAAGGAGAGGAAAGGAAAGGTAAGCCCCCATCATCTGCCCGTGAGAAACTCTGTTGCCGCCTTCGACGGTAGGACAGAGAGTCTTGTAAGCGAGTGAACGTACTGAACGAGGGACAGCGACAGAGTTAAAAAACAGACCCCTAAGGATCTCTTTAGCAACGTCGTGACGAAGTCCATCAGTAGCATTCACAAGGTCAACAGAGGTTTGAACTTTGTTGACGCAGATTTTCTCCATTCTTTCGGAATCGGGACTACCTCTAAGAAGCCACGGCTTCTTACTGAGGTAATCATACATAGTTGTATGAAGTGGGCCGAGAACGTCCATTCTACTATCAAAGATAGTAAGTGGTCGTACTTTGCCCGCAGACAATACTTCCTTGTATCTGCAGTCGAGGTCCGAGTAGCACTCGCCTTCGACTGTAGCCATCCGAATGAACTCTTCTTGCCTTCCTGCCCAGATGACGTCCGCCCGGGAAGCGGGCGCATCGGGACAGAGTTCACGGGCAGATGCCCGAGGAACGAAAGTACTTACGTCATCGAAATAACGCAAGTCCCAGCAAGGTTTGAAGATCTTTGCTACCTCGGCCCGAACGAAGGCCAAGTAGCTAGGAGGAGAGGGGGGGGGTTTAGAAAAAGCGAGACGTTCCCAAGCGTCACGCTTCGAAGGAGTGTGGAGGCGACAACCCGTTGGCAGGTTGCGCTTAAAGGAGTTTAGCGTGTGAGCAAACTCCCACCTCTCTTTTCTTCCCATGCGAACAAGAGAGAAAAGACCTTCCTCGTCAGGCCGGCCCTGACGGCGAGGAAAACACACTGAGGCACGTACCTTGCCCTGCGACAAAAGGTACAAAAGATAACTGTCCAGACTGTTCTCCACAGTGTCAGGTAATTCAGAATATGGCAAGCCATATCTGATCCTAACGACACGGAGTCCAGCTCGGACTGCCATCTTGGTGTGATACGCAGAGACTGCGCAGACACACCGTGAAGACCTGTACACCCTTAGGGGTTCAAAACAGGCAGCGGCGAGATAGCTCTCGTCAGACATATTCAGGTAAAAA